AGCAAGGTCATAGATAACAATATCACCATACGGCCTATACTAGGTGGTAACAGTAACACCCCCGTTAAGCCTGTATAATATGGTATAATATACTTTTATAGTCCACCTCTGTTGAGGTGTCAAAAAATACGGGATTATATAAAACTGTTTCGACTACCCTTGCAAGTCTTGTCAACTTATTGCATAGTATAGCCTGACCTCTGTTGGGGGTTGAAATTGAGTCGTCCGTGGGTGTAAGATATAAATATATATGTACATCCAAACATCGGCTACAACTAAACTGCTTAAGCTAGACAAAAGGATTAGAGGCATTGCAGGAGGAACCTCAGCAGGGAAGACTATCTCTATACTTCAAATCTTAATAGACCAAGCTCAGACTAATACTTTACTTATCTCAGTAGTCTCAGAATCCTTTCCTCACCTACGTAGAGGCGCTATGAGAGACTTTCTTTCTATAATGGAAGATACTGGTTACTTTAGAGAAGATGAATGGTCTAAGACTGATTTTACGTATACATTCTCAAACCGCTCACGCATAGAGTTCTTTAGTGCTGACCAGCCAGGCAAAGTAAGAGGACCACGTAGAGACATCTTATTTATGAACGAAGCTAACAACATAGGGTATGAAGAGTTCGACCAACTGAGGATAAGAACCCGTAAGACTATTTGGCTGGATTGGAACCCTACTAACGAGTTCTGGTGGTACACTGAAATACTTCCACACTACGATGTAGATTTTGAAACCATTACTTATAAGGATAACGAAGGATTAGACGAATCTATTATTCAAGATATTGAAAGTCACAAACACAATAAAAACTGGTGGCTTGTATACGGACTTGGACAACTAGGAGAAGTAGAAAGTCGCATTTATAAGGATTGGATTATTATTGATTCTGTTCCTCATGAGGCCTCACTAGAACGTAGAGGGCTGGATTTCGGGTATACAAACGACCCTACAGCTATGATTGATATTTACCGCTACAATGGAGGACTTATATTAGACGAGCGTTTATATAGAAAAGGACTTTCAAATAAAGACATAGCTGACTATATAAATAACTGCGAAGATGGGGAAACGCTTGTGTTTGCAGATAGTGCTGAACCTAAGTCTATTGATGAGATTGGTTCTTATGGAGTTCCTATTTTAGGAGCCCAGAAAGGTAAAGGGTCTATCACACAAGGAATCCAGTATATACAGGACCAAAGAATTTCAATGACTAAACGTAGTGTTAATTTAATCAAAGAATATCGAAACTACTTATGGAAAACAGACAAGAACGGTAAGATAATTAACCAACCCGAAGGAGGTAATGACCACCTTTTAGACGCACTCAGATACGCTTTAGAGTCTTATACGTACGCTAAGGACAGACAGTCAGGTGTAGTAGTAGCCAGCAGTCCAGGTGAAGGCGGTAAGAAATCTTTCATGGTAGGTGAAGACGGACAGCCTGACGCATATCACATAGACTTAGAAGAAATGATTAAACGTATAACAAAAGAACAAAGGGGGGAGTGGTTATGAATTTTTTAATGATATTCCATGCAAGGTTTTTTCCAGAGCCTGTAGAAAGACCACAGAAATTTAAGTGTGGTTGTGGACGTACACTTTTCAGAGCCAACACAAAAGAGATTACAATATCAAACGACCTTGGAGTAGGCTGGGATACGTACGAACCTAGCCAGAAATACATCGAATTGGTATGTCATTCATGCCACAATATGTACAAAATTCTTTTCCAATAATGAAACCTACCAGATACAAAACGGATTTCAAATTTGTTTTTAGCTTTATGATATAATAAAGACAGGCAAAAACACTTAAGCCCCTTAAGGAGGGTTTTTTTTATGGCAACAGTACAAGATTTGATGAAACAAAAGGTAATTCGCAAAGTTCAAAGAAGCGATAAGGGCAAACAACACCAACGTAAAGGATTTAAGCAAATAAATGACCTTAAACAATTAGATAATCAACCAGATATTTATGCACTTATGGGAAAAAATCCTATAAAAGCAAAGAAAAATAACTATGGCAAATAATTGGGATTACGAACAAACTTCAGCTGTATTCAACGACACTAAAGTTGATGCTATAGCTGGCGTACCCAGTGGACAAATAGACCAACTTGCAAACCTTTCAATAGACATTCCCGACAACCAGATAATTAAAAACTTAGACAACCGTATAGAAGACTCAGTAGGATATTGGGATGACCCTTCGGGTTTTAACTTAAAACAATCCAGAAACGAAAACCTTAGATTTTACTTAGGTAAACAAAATGACGTACGTTCTCTTTACCGATTTCAGACTCCTTATGTAGAAAACCAAATCTACGTAGCTGAACAAGCTATCACTGCTTACCTTACGGCTAACACACCACAAGCTGAAGTATCTCCTGCTTCTGACTCTCCAATGAGTAAACAATTTGCTATGGACCTTGAGAAAGTAGCTATGGCTCACTCAATGCAGTTCAACGTACAACAATTACTAGAAACAAGCGTTAAGAATGCTCTCAATAAACGTCTTGGACTTATCTATTTAAGTTTTGACCCTAATGACGGTATACATGGTGAGATTGTTCCAGTCGCTTTAAACCCAGAAGAAGTAATCATTGACAAAAACGCCAAGATGGGTGAAGACCCTGACTTTATATGTCGAATGGTTAAGATGTCACTCAACGAAGTTTGCTCACGATGGCCAGATAAGAAAGAACAAATCTACAAAGAGGCAGGTATTATACGTGGTACTCCTAATCAATTAGACCAAATAATGGTTATTAGAGAAGTATGGCTCACTTATTACGACAAAAAATACAAAGCACACCAAGCTTTAGTTTATTATTTTAACAACTGTGTCTTAGAGAAGAGTAAAAACCCTAACTGGATATACGCAAAACCTGAAAAGAATTTCATGAACTTACCAATGAAACCTTTTATTCCTTTAAACTTAGACAATGACGGACAACACTGGATAGATTACACATCTGCAGTAGAACAAGCAGCTAAAGTACAGGTTATTCTCAACAAAAGAGGCCGTCAATTAATGGAAGTTGCCGATAAAGCTAACGGAATTTTAGTTATAGATACTAAATCAGGTATGACTAAAGACGATGTACAAGACCTTACAGATGACCCTAACCAAAGAATAGTAATCTCCCCACCACCTAACGTACGAGCACAAGATGTTATCTTCCGACTTCCCCCTCCAGAGATTCCACAGATGTTATTCCAAGACAAAGTAGACCAACGTACTACTATTCACGCTATTATGGGTACTCCTAGTGAATTTACAGGTTCTAATGATGGTTCTAGCGACCCTGAGACTCTTGGACAGTCTATGATGAAAAAGAACCAAGCTTCAGGCCGTCAAGACCTATACGTACGTTGTATAGACCGTTTCATGAACCACTATTTCCAATACTTAGTACAGATGATGGCAGTATGGTATACAGATAAACATTTCTTTACACACAACTCGGGTGACGGTGAATTTGACTATCTTACAATTCACAGAGACCTTATAGAACCTAGTATGTCGATTTCAGTAAAGGGTGGTACTTCACTTCCTTTCGATAAACACCGCCAAGAAGCTGTAGTCCTTCAGTTAATGAAGATGGGTGCTTCTATCTCCTTATTAGATGCTTACAAATTACTTCACATGGAAAACCCACAGAAGTTATATGATAACTGGGCAAAACAAAAGACTGACCCAATGTCTCTAGCTAGAAATGGACTTGACGAAATAGATGAAGCTAAAGCATACATCGCTTTTGTAGAACTAATGGCTGGCAAAACTCCTACTGAACCAGACCACATTACAAAAGAATACATACTTACACTACGTAAACTAATGCTACGAGACGAATTCCTACAAGCTAAGAAAGCTAACCAACGCAAGTTCTTAGACTTTGTAGAAAAATCCCTTAAGCGATTAGAGCTTAGTGATAGCTTAGACCAGATGAGTCAGCAAGGACCTGAAGCATTAGACCCTAATACACCTATTCAACCTCCACAACAAATGGGACCTCCAGGAATGCCACCTATGGGACAACCTCCTATGATGCCTCCCCCAGGAGCTATGATGCCTCCACAAGCTCCAGGACCTCCAGGTGCACCAATGCCAGGTATGCCAGGACAAGTACCAGGACCTATGCCTCCTCAAGGTATGCCTCCAGGTATGCCACCACCACAAATGGGTCCAGGACCTTCACAAAGCATGATAGGTGGTTCTTTATTTAGCGGAACTAACCTTCCTAACCCCGCTAATCCTCAAATGCCAAATTCTCAAAACCCTATGACATTACCTGGTTTGTGATACAATAACAACAAGGAGGAAATATGAATAGTGAAGACAATAATTTGCCTGGATTTACTGCAAGTCCAGAATTGCAAGCTAAAATAGATGCGTTAGATGACAACTTAGCTCCAGTGGGAAAGGACCTTGTAGATGACGGTAAAAAGACAGAAGAGCCTACAGAAGAAAAGGATGAATCAGTTGATGAAGTTGAAAAAACTAAAGACACCGATGAATCTAAAGAAACAGATGATGATAGTAAAGAAAGCTCAAATGAAGAAGATGGTTACGCTATAGATGATGGTGACGAGGAAGAAGAACCCGAACCAACAAACTCAACTCTAGCTACCCCAACTGAACGAACAGCTGAGTCTCAGTATGTATATGATAATTTAACTAAGTTCAAAGTACGTGGTACATATAAAGATGAAGTGGTTGAATATGAATTAATATCTGCCGAACAACTTCCAGCTGGATTCCAATATGAAGACCAACAGCAGAACGATAAAGCTATTCTTGCTACTGCTAGAAACGAAACTAAAGCAGAACAACTCACACAAGATTATAGGAACCAAGAGACTTCTAAAGCTTCTGCTGAGTTCAAAACACGTGAAGACAATGCTGACCGACAAGATATAGGTANTCTACAGAGAAATGGTGACATACCACTATTTAAACATCAGCCTAATAGTAAAGAATTTGATACAGACCCAAGTGTTGTCTTAGTAAACGACATTATGAAGTTTAAAGAAGATACTAATCAGCGATATTTAGATGAGTATAATGCTGGACGTACTTACAAACACATAGGCTTTGAAGAAGCATTTAGAATGTACAAATACCAGAATCCTAATAAAGTAGATACTGCTCTTGAAAAAGAAGATACTGCTAGAAAAGATTTAGCTGGAC